TCGGAACTGGCTACGATGATCTTACAGGGCTCGGACAGGAGGCGAAAGCCATGGCCAAAAAAATTATTGATGAAGGCTTACTCCCTGTTGAAGAATATTATGGCTCGGAAGTTACATTATATTACCCTGGGTTATACGCTGGGTCTACTGACCTCGTATGTAATCACAATGGGATGGATACCATTATAGACTTTAAACAAGCCAACCGACCAAAGAAATTAGAATGGATAGATGATTATTTTCTACAAATAGCCGCGTATTGTATGGCGCATGATCACGTTTATCAATCACAAATTAAACAAGGTATTATTATGGTCTGTACTCCTGACCTATATTATCAAGAATTCAAGTTTAAAGACGCTGAATTACGTTCATGGAAACATAAATTTTTAAAAAGATTAGACATGTATCATGAACTAAAGTTTGATGAAAAAGAACAAGTTAAAATGACACAAGGGGATTTAAACCAATTACTTAAGGAGATGAAAAATGAAAGAAACGTATGAAGGTGGAGAACAACTGTTAAAGAGTGCATTAGATTGGACTATGGAATATAATATATATCATTGGGGTCCTTTACTATTTAAAGTTAAAGTTAGACCGAGTGATATAGAAGACTTAAAGAAGATAGCTAATAAAGCAACCGACAATTGGAGCGAAAACTTAGCTGGAATTATTAAGGACGAGAGATCTATTGATCAAAAGGAGTATACTAAAATTATCAAACCTTATTTAAGAGCTTATCAACAAGCTTACAAAACCTGGTACGGTTTAGATTTGTCAGATATACAAACCACTGCAGCTTGGGTAAACTTTATGAAGAAGGGTGAGTCTAACCCACCACATATTCATCATAACTGTCATTTGTCTAGTGTATTATTTTTAGATATACCGGAACCTATAAAGGAAGAACAAAAGAACTGGAAAGGAACTGGTGAAGGCCCTGCAAGTTTATCATTTTTTGTTGGTAACCCTCAAAATTTTCACACAAATTCATTTGCTTTTAGACCAAAGGTTGGAGAGTTTTTTATTTTCCCCTGGAATCTTACACACTCTGTTGCTAGTTTTCATTCTGATACTACAAGAGTTTCTATTGCCGCGAATTTTTTATTAAAAGACAACAACATAATGCAAGATGAAAAAGCCTAAAGTATTTATAGCTATGCCCTGTTATGACACCATGAAGGTGGAGACGTGTATAAGTATATTAAATACTTACGCAGTGCTCGCGAAATCTGGAGTTGAGTGTATATTTAAATCAGTTAAATCTTCTTTGGTGACTCATGCGAGAAATTTATTGACTGCAGGATTCATGGCGTCTGAGTATGATTATATGTTATGTATTGATGCTGATGTAGAGTTTTCTCATGAAGCTGCTTTAAGAATGTTAGTCCCTGAAAAAGATATTGTTGTTACTCCTTATAGGTTAAAAGAGAATCCTTTACAGACTAAATATCCTGTTGAACATATTGATCCTGATAATATTAAGATTCTACCTTTTGATTTGGTAGAGTTAAAGTCTGCTCCGGCTGGCTTAATGTTAATTAATAGATCTGTATTTAAAACGTTGATGGAGAAGTATCCTGATAAAAAAATTAAATTTAATAAAGAACTTCAAGATAAAATGGATAAAGAGGTAGGATACAAGGGAGCGATAGATAAGTATATGTATAATTTTTGGGATACAAGCTTTAAAGATCATGAGTGGATGGGCGAAGATCTCGCTTTCTGTGATTTGGCTCGAAAGTGTGATATTAAGATATACGCGAATCTTGACTCCTGGACCACGCACCACGGATCATGGGGCTTTACAGGCAAGTTTGGGGATTCATTAATTAAAAAGGAGGATAAGTGAGAGAGCAAATATATAAAACCTTGATGATGAAGTACCAGTATGAGATGGAAGACGCTCTATTAAAAATAGATTATCTCATGAATGGTACACAACCTGTGATTGTAGAACACACAGATGTCACAGGCGAGGTTGACAAATTGTTGCATAAAGTTGCTGAAGCCAAGGAGAATATGGCTATATTAAGGCAATATTATGGCACAAATTAGACAGGACATTTTCCATAAGAGTTTCTACAGATAATTTAGTGTTAGTAAAAAAAAACGTAAAAAAAAAGTGTCTTTATGTCCAAAAAGAAAAAAAGATAGCAATACCAATGCTTTTAATTGATTTTAGTGGACATTTTAGTGGACATTTTTTCTCAAACTGGACATTATATAATGTCCATACCTGTGGTGCCTTTCGCGCGCGCGAAAGCTGTTAACATTAGGTGATTTATCTGGTACAACTCTTATATGCCTAAGAAAAGAAGAAAAGACGTTGCCTCATTTGGAACTCCCGACATACCTTATCCTAAAGTCAGGGTGGAGTGGATCGATTGTGTGAGCGACTCTGGCTGGGCAAATGACAGAGAGTTTGATAAGATGCGATTAGCAAGACCAATCAATGAAGGTTGGTTATACTCTAAGGATGAGAAAGCTATTAAACTTTTTGCTTCTTTTGATCGGGAAGATGATGGCTCTTTTTCTTTTGGGGATCGGACGATGATTCCTCGTCAGTGGGTTCGGAAGATTCAGAAGATTTAGGTGGTTCAATTGCTTCACCTTCAACAGTCTTTGCATTTAGAAGAGGTGCGTAGTCGTCTAGTATTTGTTTCATTTTTGCTTCTAACTCCTGTTCTGATAAGTCCTCTAATTTACCTGTCTTTATTATTTTTCTGTCTATGTATAATCCTGCTGCCTTTCCACGATTTGCTTCAGCGTTTACAGCAGAAGAGAAAGAACCCTTCTTAAGGGCTGCCTCTCTCAGTCTTGCAAGCTCGGCTACGTGGCCTTCATAGCTTACTTCGAATTTTCTAAGTCTTTCTTCTTTGAGTTCTCCTATATGCTTTACCACTAATGGAGAATATCTAGGGTTGGTTAGTTCTGATCCTTCACGCATTGCACGTTGGGGTGAATAACCTGCAGCGATGGCTGCTTCACGTTTAGTCATGGGTCCATCTGGACCCCCGAAGACTAAAAACTCCGCAAATCTTTGTTGCATTTCTGTTAATCTTTTTGGAACTCCCATAGTTGACAATTTAAGGGAACTATCCTATAAAGTCAATATGAAAGATGATCGAGGAGACTTAGATTTAAGTAAACAAATAGATATTCTTAAAAAACAAATGCAAGAGACTGAGAATGAACTTGCATTAGTTAAAGGTATTAATAAGAACTCACCTGAGATGCGTGGGTTGGAGCATGTTATAGCAGATCATCAAAAAGAAATTTGGAAGTATAAACAAAAAGAATCAGAGTGGGAACATACTCAAAATCAATTAGAAGGTACCAAACAAGTTGTTCTTAACTTAACTGAAAAGTTAAATGAGTTAAGGGAAGACAACAAGAAACTAGCTAAACAAGTTGAAGACTCTTTACACAGATTAAGAGAAGCAGGACTGTGAGAGTATTAGATTTACAAAATTTTTTAAGTGCCTTTACAGCTCGTAATAAATCTGGTACAGCGCAGGGTAATGCAGTTTCAAATGCAGTAATTTTCGTTGAAGTTAACGGACAACTACAAGAGATTAAAAAAATGGAAGTACATGAACACGTTGGACCTAAAGTATTTGGTGCCACGCAAGCGTCACACAGGCTAGTTTTAAAAACTCAGAAGCCTAGAATTCCTATCATCATGCCGGAGAAATTGATGAAAAGTGATGTTTGAGAATGAGAAACTTCCCTCAAAATCCTTATGGGTCCTGAGCGTAAATTATATAAAAAATTACTCAAAACTTCCAAAGATATTTCCTGGATTAGGATTGAAAATGTTAGCTTACTTGGCACTCCTGACTTATTGGGCTATAATAATTCTGGGCACTTTTTCACTCTAGAACTTAAGTGCACCAAAGGGAATAAAATCAAGTTCTCACCTCATCAAATTGCCTTCCACGTGAAACACCCAAAGAATACTTACATCCTTGTCGAGGCCCTTGGTCAAAGGTCCTCGAAACTTTTTCAAAATGGAAATTATTTCTTGGTCCCTGGTTCAAGAATCAGGGAGCTTGTTACTTCCGGCTTGAAGCTTGGTACTCCGGGCTTGGAGCTTGGAGCTTGTTGCTTGTCACTTCAGAACCTGAACTAGGTTCTGGTTTGCTTGAAGCTTCCTGCTTGGCACTTGCAGCTTGGAGCTTCCGTCTCTCGGCTTTCATCTCTCTCCAATATTTCGGGCTGTGGTATGTCATTAGTGCTGGCCGTATGATATATTTTTAATTTCAGAATTCCAGCAATTTCTGCAATCTTTGCATTGGTTGTCCTGATGGGGCGCCGGGCATGTAGCATGAGCTGTCACCACGGTGCTAGTATTAGGCCAGCTGGCAGGTGCTGCCTGGTCCACCATGGGCGCGCTGAACCTGATGACCAGGTTGCTGGGCGCTCTGTTGAGATGGTCCTTGACCCATGCTTCCCGGGTTGGCATCCAGTGACGCCTGCCCGGGGTGAGCTTACAGACAGAAAAGATTTTATTTAGATGATCGAGATCCTGTACATCTCCCGAGTCATGCCAGCGGAACACGTCCGGCTTTTTGCTGTTAATCAGGTGCGCCATTGCGGTGACCCATTGCGGGTCCCTGATGGCTGCCAGCCTCCTGTACTGTGCATCCTGAACAACCTTAAACACGTAACAGCCCTTCATGGCATAACAGTCATAACAGACTGAGCCCTTCACGGCTTGGAGCTTCACTCCTGTTTTGCATTCTTTGGCAGGTATACCTATTGACCAGCCGGGCATTTTGCCAGGCTTGCTTAGGCCTCCAACCAGTTTCCATGCTTCACTTGTTTTCATCTTTGTCTACTATCTGTACTTCGTAACCTTCAGGGATGTTTTCAACATCTACCACAACGCCACCTTGTACTATTATTTTAATTGTTTTATTTGGCATAATTAATTCTCCTTTATTATCCTACTAATACCAGACAGCTTGGAGCTTGTCAATTCTTGCTTGTCGCTTGCAGCTTGGTACTTTAGAATCATTCTAAACTGGCCGGGCGGCATTGCTGCCGCCAGCCTGTGGTTTAGTTCATTTTCTTTTTACTCGCGAACGTTTGCATACTTACATCTTCATCTTTAAAACCAGCTTTGGACAATAAACTTCCAATTTGACTGATCATCTCTTTTTCAGTCATGCCAGATTTTTTTCCTGAATAGTCTTTGTGCTCTTTAACAGGAACGAACTCAAGCTCTGACCTGCTATAGTTATCACTCACCAACCATTGACCATCTTTGAAGAGATAAACAAACTCAATAAAAACATCACCTGAATAAAACTTTTTAAAGCTTTCAAAGTTTTTATGTACGTGCGCTTTATCAAGATCCCTTTGCCAATCTCTATGATAGAAACTACACTCTTTGAGCGTAGATCCCAGGTAGCTGGCATCTCCATATCTAAACAATTTCTCTGCTGAGATATATGTTTTATAGTTGTCAATTAAACCTTGACCAACTCCGTCAGGATACCCATCACTGTGAACATAAATAGACAGGATAGTTCCATTAGGTTTTTGTATTGCTATATTGCTTCTTGTACTCATTTCTTCCTTTCTGTTTTTTCTTATCCTATATTATCATTTACTCATTGTCAAGCTTGGAGCTTGTAGCTTTGATCAGTTGACATTTCTGTCAGGCATATTTCAAACTATTTAATTCTAGTCATCTGATCCCAGATCCAACACACATCAACCGGTATTATTCCTGACTAGCATGTTGGATCAGGGATCAGCAGTAGGTTAGAAATGTTGACAACAAATCCTAACTTAGCATCTTTTTTTGACACGCTACTGTCTGATCCCAGATCAGTACTAGTGGCTCAGAGAGGGCAAGCACTCATCTAGAATTATCTTGTCATACCGTTCGGTATCACGCTCTCAGATATAGCCCAGAAATGTCCAGGCGCCCTTAACTAGTTCTGATCCCAGATCCATGGCTCCGCAGTCATGACATAAAGTACAGCAACACCATG